TTTGAGACTCCTGCAGGAGCAACAGAAGTTGTTACTGCACCTGTTGTAGCAACAACTTCTAAAGCTGAAGACATCCTTGCGCAAATTAGAGCACGTCAGAACGCATAGTTAACTAGTGTTAAACGTGATGTTAAGTTGAAATATACTTAGCATTGCTACATAACATAATTACAAACAAATTTTAAAGGAGTTTACTATGGGAAAACCATTTGACGTAAGCAAGTTCAGAAAGAGTATAACGAAGTCAATTGATGGCTTATCGGTGGGGTTTCATGACCCCACTGACTGGATTTCAACAGGAAACTATGCATTAAACTACTTAGTATCAGGAGACTTTAACAAAGGTATTCCATTGGGCAAGGTTACTGTATTTGCAGGTGAATCAGGAGCAGGCAAGTCGTATTTTGCATCTGGAAATATTGTAAAGAATGCACAAGAGCAAGGTATTTTTGTTGTTCTTATAGATTCAGAAAATGCACTAGATGAAGCGTGGTTACAGGCACTTGGTGTTGACACAGACCCAAGTCAGTTATTAAAACTAAGTTTATGTATGATTGACGATGTTGCTAAAACTATTAGTACGTTTATGATCGACTACAAAGCAATGGAAGAAGAAGACCGTCCAAAAGTACTATTTGTAATTGATTCACTTGGTATGTTATTAACACCAACTGATGTTAAACAATTTGAAGCAGGCGATATGAAAGGTGATTTAGGACGTAAACCTAAAGCACTAACATCACTTGTACGCAATACAGTTAACATGATTGGTGCGTACAACGTCGGCATTGTTGCTACTAACCACACTTATGCAAGTCAGGATATGTTTGATCCAGATGATAAGATTAGTGGCGGACAAGGCTTTATTTACGCTTCGAGTATTGTAGTTGCTATGCGTAAACTTAAACTAAAAGAAGATGAGAACGGTAACAAGATTACCGATGTGCGTGGTATTAGAGCGGCATGTAAAGTAATGAAAACACGTTATGCTAAGCCGTTCGAAGCAGTGCAAGTTAAAATTCCTTACGAGACAGGCATGAACCCATATAGTGGATTAACTGATTTGGCAGAGAAACAAGGATTGCTAGTTAAGCAAGGTAATCGCTTAAAGTACATTGTAAAAGAAACAGGTGATGAAATTATTCAATTCCGCAAGGCATGGGAAAGAAATGAAGACGGTTGCTTGGATACAGTAATGGCAGAAATTAGTACAGAGAATGAATTAGATAGTACGCTTGTGCTGAACGACACTCCAACAATTGAAAATATCGAAACATCGGAGGTTGATAACGAATTAGCACAGGAGATGGAAAGTGAGTCTTGAATTACATTTAGAACTATGGGAAGCTATGCAAGAGCACATAGCAAGCGTCAAGGATGCCGCCGATGATTTTGTTGCTGTATTAATTGACCACGGCATCGATGTTAATAAAATTGCTAAAGTAGCGATCAACGAGGACATTAAGAAAGCATTGCTCGATTATGATGTCGATGTCGACGTTGATGTAGACGACGACGATGCCGATTTCGAATACTTTCGCGACAACGACTAGGAATGTGGTATAGAAAGGTAACACAAAATTTAGCAAATCTACCTGCGTTTATTGATTACTACGATGCGGAGTTAATCAATGCAAAGAAAGAAGTTGTAGTGAGTGGACACGTTGAAACTAACATTAAACAGTTACCTGGAGTCACTGAGCAACGTTTTTATCAATTGCAAGAAATAGAAGCAGTGCTTAACTTCCTTAACATTGAGTTAAGGCGTATACGACGTAAGCATTTTAAAAAGTACTTAGAAGCGTATGCTAAGTCTCTTAGTAGTCGAGATGCAGAAAAATATGCAGACGGCGAAGACGAAGTTATTGATTTTGAGTTGCTAATTAACGAAGTTGCTTTGTTGCGAAATAGATGGTTAGGCATCATGAAAGGATTGGATGCTAAGCAATGGCAACTAGGGCATATTGTTAAGTTACGTACCGCAGGTATGGAGGACGTAGTTGTATAATGTTTAATTCAGAACAAGAAAGTCACCAGCATAGCTTAGGAACACTTGAGATGCTATATGCTTATTCAGATTTTATGGAAAGTGTTAATAGCATGTGTGACATAGGATGCGGAACAGAAGCATTGGATTTAGAATGGTGGTCAACGCGCACATTACAAGATGATGATGTTGATATTCCATTAAACATCAATTGCACTGGCATTGATACACATGAGAAGATATTAGTCCATAACGATAATATTACATACAAGCAACACGACTTTGAAATACCATTAAGAGAAACATTTGATGTGTTGTGGAGTCATAATAGTTTTCAATATGCACTTAATCCATTACTAACATTAAGCAATTGGTACAATATGCTCGCAGAAGGTGGTATGTTAGTAATAAACGTACCAAGTACGACTAATCTAGAATACAATAAGTTAGCATGCTCGCAACTAAGCCACCATTATTATAACCACACAGTAGATAGTTTAATTCATATGCTAGCAGTGAGTGGGTTCGATTGCGAATCAGGGTTTTTTCAACAGGAAGTTAATGATAATTGGATTAAAGTAATTGTTTATAAAAGTGACATAGCACCAATGGATCCCAAAACTACAACGTGGTATGATTTAGCAGACAAAGGACTATTGCCAAAAACAGGTGCAGACAGTGTTAATAAATACGGGTACATGAAACGAGAAGACTTAGTTCTTCCGTGGCTTGATTATAGTAATATTTGGTACGGACAATAATATGCAAGTAGCGTTAATTACAGGCGGTTTCGACCCACTTCATAGTGGGCATTTAGCGTATATAAAAGAAGCACAGCAGTTCGGTAGACTAGTAGTTGCTGTTAATAGCGACGAATGGTTAGCACGTAAGAAAGGTCGTGCATTTATGCCATTGAGTGAGCGTGTAGAGATACTACGTAATATCAAGGGCGTTAGTGATGTAATTGTATTTGACGATAGCGATGGCAGTGCATGCGATGCAATAAAAATGACTGCACGTTTATATCACGGTGCTACTATTAACTTTTTAAATGGCGGTGACAGAGTCGAAGGGAACATACCCGAGATGGGAGCATGTCCTACTTGGATGGATATTAAGTTTCATTTTAGCGTAGGTGGAGATAATAAGAAGAATTCGTCGTCATGGATATTACAAGAATGGATGGCACCTAAGACCGAACGCATATGGGGTTATTATCGTGTGATACACGAAACACCAACACATAAAGTTAAGGAACTTACTGTTGAGCCTGACAAAAGTTTAAGTTTGCAAAAGCATCAACATCGTAGTGAGTTTTGGTTCGTGTCCGAAGGACTTGCTACAGTTGAACAAGGTAAAAATTCAAAAGTGCTATCTAAGAGGGAGTACGAAGTGTACGACCAACTAGTAATACCTGCTGATTCATGGCACAGATTGAGTAATGAAACAGAATTGCCAGTTAAGATTATAGAAATACAGTACGGTACACAATGCTACGAAGATGATATAGAACGCTATGAAAAATGAACTACAAGAATGGGAAATACCTAATTGGGAACAGTACACAAATGCGCCGGAATTATGGTACGAAAACAACCTACATGAATTAAATTGTAGTTTATGGGTAACATACCATAACCCCACCTTCGTTCCGATGACATTTCAAAACATGAATAAACAGTACAATGTGGATGAGTCAGTTATGGTCGATATAAACTATATTAGGCGAACTGATTCCTGGAATAAAAGTAAGTATATCTTTATAGTTGGGCAGGAATCATTTTGTCGCAACTGGACAAAATACAAAGATAACATATATGTAATTGATTCGACTTTTATGCCGTACAATACTCGCTTTGTGCCTTTTTTCTGGTGGTTTGGGTTTGTAGTGGACATCGAGCAAAATTTATTATTTTGTGATAAATTAGTTAGTAATACAGATAAACAAAAAAATAAAAATATTAAAGTCTTTGATTGTTTAATGGGTCGCCCTAGACCCCACCGTCAATTTATAAGTGACATAATAAATGCAAATAAGTTACTACAATTAAGTGGAATATATAGCCAATTCCGCGGTAACCAAGAGTTTCATCTTCGTGGTACAGATTTAGCACAGGAGAAAAAGGGAGCATTTGCAGAGATATATACTAATGACGGCATGTTTGTATATGACAAAGAGAAAGGATCCACGTGTCGTGTACCATTAGCAGTGCCGTATCTTATATATAATGAATCGTATTATACTATTGTAGCGGAAACAAGGAACGACCATGTATTCCTAACAGAAAAAACAGCAAAACCTATAATAGCAGAACGATTATTTATTATGATAGGAGCACAGCATACTCTTAAACACATGCAAGCACATGGATTTAAGACATTTGGATCTGTAATAGACGAAAGTTACGACGATGAGCCAGACGACGAAAAACGTTGGTCAATGGCCATGGAGCAAGTGGAGTTTTTATGTACAGCTGATCATTGCGATGTACTAACTAAAATCCAGTCGATTGTAGAGCATAACAGGAAATTTTTAATTAATAAATGCAGTTGGGATTCATTAAATGATAGTATTGCCGAAATAATAAATCAATAATATGCATAAATAATACTATTAATATAGGAGAATCATATGGCAAATAGAACAGTTAAATTTACTGGAATCGCATTTTCGGATGCAGGTAGTGTAAATATTCAAGCAACGTTTAATAATCAAACAGTATTTAATGGCGACGTAAGTGTACCAACTACGGAAGGCACAACGGTTGATGATTTATTTACGTTTGATATTGATCAAGTAGTTAACGGAAGCATCCCGTTAACATTTACGGTAACAGGCGGAACAGTTAAATTCATTGACTGTCCAATGAATTACGCTGCTAGCAGTGATTATGTAGATACTAAAGGTGCGCGAGATATAAACGTTGTAGTCGCAACTGATTTTTCTACCAATGGATCAGACATGAAAACTAATATTAGTATCGACGGAGATGCGTATGATACTCCGCGCTCGGCCACCACCACAGGGTCATGGCATGTGGAGGTTCTCAGTGGCAGTACACTAACATGTGATATCGGTACAGTTGCTACAGTTGTTATCTAAATTTAAGTAGTTGTACATAAAAAGGCTAGTTTTTACTAGCCTTTTTTGTACTATAATGAATGTTGTAACCTTAATTAATTACTGTATAATACACTTACATTGTTAATACTTGTAGGGAGTAATATATGAAAAAGGTTAGAATTGCCAACGGTATGTACCGTGGCAAGGTAGTTAAGAATCAAAATTTCGAATTAGTCAAAAAGCCGTTTAATACCAAGAACGGATCTTTTATCTCAGTTAAACCAAATAGCAAAATCGGTGTGGGTTATAAAACAATCCGCATTAGAGTGTTACCTAGCGATATTGCATATCTAGATAAAAAACCTGCACTTATCAAATCCATCGCAGAAACAGACGAACAAGTAATATCACGTATTACCGAGCGTTTCTCTATCTTGGAAGAAATGACCAAAGCAACTATAGCAACTGATATCAAAGCAATGATTGTATCAGGGCCACCGGGCGTAGGTAAATCATACGGTGTAGAGAAACAACTTAATAAAGCAAGTATGTTCGACCGGCTCGCAGGAACTACTGAAAAGTATGAAATAGTTAAAGGCGCAATGACTCCAATTGGACTATATACAACGTTGTTTAGACATTCTGGGCACGGTCATGTAATTGTATTTGATGATTGTGACTCAATCCTGCAAGATGATTTGAGTTTAAATTTACTTAAAGCGGCACTCGATAGTGGCAATAAGCGTAGAGTGTTTTGGAGTTCGGATAGTCATACACTGCGCAGAGAAGGAATTCCAAATGCATTTGATTTCGAGGGATCAGTTATCTTTATTACTAATGTAAAGTTTAATAACGTGCGCAGTAAAAAATTAAAAGATCATCTAGAAGCATTACAAAGTAGATGTCACTATCTAGACTTAACACTAGATACAATGCGTGACAAATTACTTCGAGTAAAGCAAATTGCAGAATCAGGCGAACTGTTTAGTAACTATAGTAAAATTGATACTAAATCAGGTATGGAAATTATTGATTTTATGGAACTACATAAAGATAATTTAAGGGAAATGAGTTTGCGAATGGCATTGAAAATCGCAGATCTAAAAGTAATCAGCGGAGAACGTTGGCAACTCTTGGCAAGTAATACTTGCATGAAGGATAGTTTTTAAGAGGTTCAGTATTTGTTTATTGTGTTATTACTCCCTATGATAGCCTCCCTAAATAAACAATACGAACAGGTACAAGGAAACTTGTACCAACCCCGGGTACAACAGGTTATTTCAAATCCTTTTGTTAACTGTTGTACCCACCCCATTTAATAGAGACGTATATGAAAAAAGCAATAATAGTAGTAAGAGACGAAGTTAATTGCGCAATTAAAGATCTAGATTTAGATATGCGTAAGAAACTTGTACGACAATTTAAGTACGATATTCCAAATGCTAAGTTCATGCCTGCATATAGATTGGGAAGATGGGACGGAACAGTTTCGTTTTTTAACCTAGGCGGAAGTACGTACTTGAATTTGTTACCCGAAATTCTACCAACGTTAATTAACGACGGATGGGAAATTGAAATCGATGACCAACGCGAGTACGAGACTAATTTTGATTTAGACACAGTTGATCAAAATACATTTAGTCATGTTATGTGGCCAAAGGACCATCCTGTAGAAGGACAACCTGTTGTGTTGCGCGATTACCAAATAGAAATTGTTAATGATTTCTTGAAGAATCCACAATGTCTACAAGAAATTGCGACAGGCGCCGGCAAGACATTAATTACTGCAACGTTAAGTCAGCGCATTGAAAGCCACGGTAGAAGTATTGTTATTGTTCCTAATAAGAGCTTAGTAGTACAAACTGAAGAAGATTATATCAATATGC